CCCACCACGCCGGATACTGTAATAGTTCCCGTCCTCAAGTCTCCGGTCATGAACCTAGAACTTGTCATTGAACCCGCACCGTCTGCGAACAGCATGTATCCCTTGCGACCTTCTACTGTAAATCCTTCATCACCAAAGGAACTCATTCTATAATTTAAAGATAAAAAAACAATACAATTAAATCATGGAAGCGTTTGACCCAAAAAACAAGGAGCATGTTATTTGGCTTAAAAATTCTTATATCGCCATAGACAACTTCATGAATCCCAACATGAAAAAGGACACAAAAAAACTATTTGATACGATAAACGACAATACTTTTGGCTACAAGCTCTCACAAGCCAATTTTAGGGACTGGTGGTTCGAACACTCCATCATGGGAAACAAGTATGCAAAGGCAGTCCTTCACACAGAAGATGCTCATGTGCCTTCTAGGGATACTTCACGGTGACTTCGTAGTCGGGATACATTCTGGTGGCGAGTGAAATACAATCCTCTTTAGCCATTTCGTAAAAGTAACGTTCGACGAACACGGTGACCCTTTTATTGAGTTCGTCCACGGAAAAATCAAGTTCAATCTCCTTGATGCCTTCATATTGTCTAGGGGAAACATCCATGGTCACGATCATTATACTTAAAAATAAAAAGACTTTCTTTTTTAAAATGCATTACTACACCTGCTCGTTCGGTCCGACGAGAATGTACATGTTAAAAAAGAGGGTAGATATCGTAAGACCCACTAGGAAAATGATTGAAAACCCAGTAAAGTATGTGCACGAATGGGAAGCCCATGAGGAAATCATGTCCCGCCTACACGACCAAAAGGTTAGGGATAGGGAGACCGACAAACTCGAGGATTTCTGTAAAATTTACCCATGGGAAAAGGAATGTAAGATCTTCAATTGATGGATCGTGAGAAGGGATTACCTCTGAGCTGCCTCTTCGCCACATTGAGGTCGGAGACAAGGGGATTGAGATTGCCCTTGAATGCGTTGTCTTTCTGCGCCCAAGTCACCTTGTAGTTCTGTCCTATCCCTTGATTGCCCGCACCACCCATGCGGTCCGTGGAAGCACTCGAACGGTTTGCAGTGACTCCGCCGAGAGAATTCCTGGGAATGTTCATGCGACCCCCTGGATTGGCACGACCCGACTTTCCACGGTCGGTGGGGTCGAGGTGGATGCCCTGCTTGACGATGTCGTAGGCACCCCCGAATGAGTGAATGCCCGGAGCTGCCACATCGTTGATCCTAGGAACAAGGGATGCCTTATTTCGGGTAGGCGTCTCCTGGGAGGTCTGGACACTCACGAACTTCTTAGCTGTTCCGTAACTGAGACCGTCGCCGCGGAAACCCGTCTCCGAACGAACCGTGGGACGCATAGTCTTAATGTAACGCTCCCGTCCGGCACTCCCCGTAAGGGCTCCTCCCTGTCCCTGTGCTCTACCCTTCTCAAGGGGTCTCACGCCATCCTTACCAAGAAGCTGGTAACTCTTGGGAACCCTGTCTTGGGTCACGACCATACGCTTTTGACCCGCATCCACGAAGTTCTTGGCGGGACCCGAACGTCCGGGAAGGGTCGTCAAACGGTAGGCACCCACGTTGTTGGGCATCACCCTAAACTCCTGCTGATATCCTCCGTAGGCCGGAACAGATGCGGGAACACCCAGACCCGGACCCACGAACCTCCTCTCGATGGAGGAAAGGTTGTTCATCCGACTGCTTACATTCTGACGGTTGTAGAGATTGTAAACAGGCTGACCGAAGGGATACTGAACATTAGGTGCCGAATCGCTCATGGATACGACAATCTCCTTTTTGGGATTCCTGATTCCACCCATGGGCTCGTTGGGATTGAAATTTCCCGAAAAGTTGTTAGTCAAGGCAGAGAGATTGTCACCGGGCGTGTTGATATTCCTCCCGAAAAACGGCATGGTCTCGCGGTTGGGAACGGGTTCATTTACAAATCCTTCTTTGCGATCGCTTCCACTGGCTATTTGTCTTCCTGCTACAGCGATCCCTAACAAGGTTACGAGACTCAATGGGTCCATATTAAAACTAAAGAAGATAATAAATTAGTTGTATCTCCTTGAAAACATCACATTCTGAACGTTGGCACGCGTGCTCGTGGGATTGGCGTCCGGTGTCCGAAGAGGGACGGAGCATGACATGTTAGAAAGCGTATCGTAGGGACGCCCCTGATAACCCTTCTTGAAGTAAGAAGTGGACTGAGGTCTCAACATATCCTCGACCAAAATAAGATTGCCAGGTGCTCCCTTTCCGCCCATGTAAGGCGATGTCCCGTAGATGGGGGTGCTCGCCCTGCCGGAACCGGCGTAATTGAGGTTCGTGACCTCGGGGGGAGCGAGAATCCAATTCGTGGCACAGTCACTGGGGAGAGCGTCTGTGTCAAGAACATGGTTAGAAGTATCGAGTGCTTTGCTCATATTACTATCTGAAGACATTTTAAATACCACTTCCAAAGGTACCCCGAAGGTGGACTCCCTCGGGCATGCGGGACTGACCGAACATGGAACCCGTGTCGGGGTAGCACGAACCGTCGTCGTTTCGGCAGGTCTTGTCCACCACGGAACCGTAGGCGGCCTTGGCGAATGCCTCCTGATCATTGGGGATGGTGGTGGAAGGCATGCTGTAAAAGGCACGGAAGGACTGATTCCGGCTGGAATAGACATCTGCCTGGTCAGTGGGGACATTCTGCTTGAGGAGGCTCTTCACCTTGTCCTTCACCGTGGGGTAGTAGCACGCGGCGGGTCGCTTGGCGTTGTCCGTGTACTCGTTCATCAAAACATTTCCCATGGGATTCTCCAAAGTGGGTTGCGTGCACTTCTCGTTCTTGGGGCTGTAGATGGAACCCTCATCCATGAAAGCCGCCGGACGCATGCCCTCCTTTACACCTCCTACGATATGCATAGTCGCCATAACGAGAATGACCGTCAAACCGAGATACACCACCCTGACGTCCCTGTTTAACAGATATAATATACACATGGCATAGATGATAAAGCGGGTGGCTGCGTTGAGTCGCTCCACGGGATTTTGCTTTGCCAAAGGCCAAAAAACATGGATTTTATTGGAGGCTAGCAAGTGCAAAGGGTTCTTGTACCAAGGTTGCTCTTCCATTTTCTTACTATTAGTATTAAATATTATATTCCAATCGTGCGCCCTTTGACATATTTTCCTTGGCTGGAAGGTATTGGAGGTTGGTGTAGTGGAAGCACTCCCTTTGTTGTTCTGGGTCGGTAAGGTCGAAGGAGGCACACGGTCTAATGTGGTCGACGTGTGCTTCCGAGTAGTCCTTCCCCTCCACCTTGGTTCCCTCGAGGTAGTCCCTCAGAAATTCTATGGACGGTGCTCCAACCAACTCCATGGTCGATGCGGACTTCGTGGCTCCTTTGAGGGCGTTGTTTAATCTGGTTTGAAGACGGCACTTTATTCTGTATCCCTCGTCCGTCTTCCTTCGGTTTCTTGCATATTCGTTTATCTTCTCCTTGTTATCTTCGCGGTATTTCTTTCCCCATTCACTTATATTTTCTTTATTTTTTTCGTAGTATTCCTTTTTATTTTTCTTTATCTTATCCTTGTGTTCCTGTTGGTATTTCTTTTTATTTCCTTTTACTTTGTCTTTGTTTTCTTCGCGGTATTTCTTTTGCTGTTCACTTATATACTCCTTGTGCTCTTCATTGTATTTCTTTTGTTGTTCGCTAAGTTTCTCTTTGTTTTCTTGGTAGTATTTCTTTCTGTATTCTCTTGCTTCTTCCTTGTTTTCTTCGCGGTATCTCTTTTGCCGTTCACTTATTTTTTCCTTGTGCTCTTCGCAGTATTTCTTTTGCTTTTCACTTATCACCTCCTTGTTTTCTTCGTAGTATTTCTTTTTATTTTCTTTTACTTTGTCTTTGTTTTCTTCACGGTATTTCTTTTGATATTCACTGAAACACACCTTACAAACGCCTCTAATCTCATACTTTTTTGACTTATCTTTACTGAACTGTTCGAATGGCAATTCCAAATTACACTTCGAACAGGTCTTCATCTTTAGACACTTATCTTTATCTATTTAACTACTCGAGCTTTCCATGAGGAAGTTTAAATAGACCACCTAGGCTCTGAAGCATAGGGCCCATCAAACCTGCCAGCTTTCGCTCGTCAATTCCACCCTTCCCGTCGCCAAATTCACGTTCCACGGTATCGTTCAGAGTTTGCATGAACTCGGGGTTTGACAAATTCTTCATCATGTCTGCCAATGGTCCGTCTTCTCCACCACCCATATCAAATTGGGCGAGTGCGTTCTGAATCGCCGACGGTGAGAAATCCATGTCAGTCTTCCTTGAGCGTTCCACCTCCGCAGGGTCGCAGTTGCTGCCCAACACATAGAGACCCTGAACGTACTGCCAGATGGCTTTCCTGCTCTTCTCCGAGAGTTCCGACTTCCAAAGTGTCTCCAAATCGAGGGACTTCAGTATTCCATAGTTCTTCGAAAACTCCTCGAAGATGCGCTCGTCCTGATTGCGAATGAGGTCCTCGTGGGGTTTCACATTCTGAACAAATGTCTGGAGGCACACGCCGGGGTCCTTCTTAATCAAACTGGCGACCGTGGTTCTGTAGGTCTTAACGATGGTATTCTCGGGGAACGTGAATGCAAGCTCGTCAACGAACTGAAGCAGTAGCTCATTGAAGGTCTCTACGCTGGCCATGTTATTACTATTGACTTGTATATAATTATTTAATTACATACGCACACCTGGCTCCGGGTAGGGCGTCTCGTAGATTTCCTCCTTCTGGGATATTCCCAAAAATACAATCATTCCCACGAGAATGCCGTTCAAAATGGCAGGCTTTATCATGTCTGCGTTTCTCACGGGCTCCTTATTCATTTTCCCCACTAAGTGAATGTAAAGCATTGTGATGACCGCACCGAGCAGTCCCGATACGAAAGGGTTCTTCAACGAATCACTTAACATATACTAATAACGGCAAATAGAATTTTATTATTTTAACGACTTGAATTTGAATTGACAACGAAGTCGTCCTCTTCGTCCGCTTTCTCCGAAACTTCCTCCCCCCGTGACTGGTTCCGGCGCATCAAATTGTCATTGAAATGGATCTGTTTGGTTTCCTCTTTCCCCTCCTCTTCCAAGTTGGAGATATCCTCATTTTCCCCCTCCAACTGATTTGCAATGCTCTCATCGTTGTTTTCGTTTTCCTCGTCACCGTCCCCCTCACCTATTCCAGAAGAACCCTCTCCATCGACGGGATGCTCTGCGGTGCCCGGAAATCCCTCCTCGTCGGAATCGTCTCCTCCCACCTCCGCCTCCGTGGGTGTGTTCATCATGTCAGCGGCATTCTTGTTCAGGTAGGTCTTCAAGATCTGATTGAGGGGGAGCATGCCCTTCACCGTCTCCTCCATGACGCCGTCCATCCTCTTGTAGAGTTCCTTCGCGCGTTCTGTGCGGTTCATGTCCTGGAACACGTAGGGATCCTCATAGATTCGCTTGGCGATGTTGGTGTATACGCCGAGTATGAACACGTCATTGGTGGGAATCTTGAGTTTCACCTTCCTGGAATCCTTGGAGAGGCGGACGGACGAAATGATCTTCACGGTGGCCACAAATACGGCTGCGATCATCTCGTCGAGGCACCCTCCGCAGGTGTCCACGCACTTGGCCACCTCACCCTCAATCTGATAGTTATTCCACTTGGGGATGTCCGCGAGGTTCTCCTGGAACAGTTTGAGCGTCTTGGTTCCCTTTGATTCCTGCTTTGCTTCCATGTAGAGGTTTTCCATGCAGTTGAGTGCATTGGGTAGGATCGTGTTGGTGAGCTGTGCGAGCAACTCCTTCTTGGCTTCCACGAGAACGTTAAGGTTGTCCATTATTATTTTAACCCTATTTAAAGTTCTTATATTTGTCCGCGGATTTCTTCAAGTTCGCGAGGACGCTCAAATCGTAGGGGTCCTCTTTCTTGGGGGGTTGCGGTCTGAAAGGTTCCTCCTTCTTCTTCATCTTCTTCTTGGGGTCTAGATACCACGAGATGAAAAGTTGTCCGTTTCCATAATTTTTCGTGTAGAATCCGCCGTTCCTGAACTGTCTCTCCACATAGGTGGACGCAGCTTCCAGATCAAATGACGGATATCCCATAAGGAACGATGGTATGGTGACCCAAGTCTCGTGGAGACTCATGTTGGCTATCTCCCTGACCTTGGAACTCGCACGGTCGTATAATTCCTTATAGAGTTTCTTCTTAAGCTCCCT